ATCGGAGACACGATCGTCACGCTCATCATCGTCGCCCAGATGCAGGGGCTCGACGCAACGGAGTGCCTTGCTCTCGCGTACGACGCGATCAAAGACCGAAAGGGCTGGCTGTCGCCGTCCGGTGCGTTCGTGAAGGAGGCCCCGTGACCACAGAAGAGATCGTGCAGGGACTCCGGGCCGCGTCGGAGCGGGCCTGCGAAGGCGACGCCGAGTTGTTCATGTCCGCCGCGGAGGCGATCGAGTCGCTCGCCGAGACGGCGAACACATGCACAGCGGAGTACGTCAAGATGCGTGCGCTGTGCGTGGACGGTAAGTGGCTGACGGACGAGGAGTCGGCAGCCCTCGTGGCAATCAAGGGAGGCCATTCGGTCACCCCCCCGCTCGCGGCGGTCTTGAACTCGCTCCTGACTCGAATGGGGTCTGCGACATGACAGACATCGTCACTCGGCTGCGACAGACCCGCGCCGACATGCTCGGCACCGATGACGAGCAGCACTACTGGGATTGCCACGACGCTGCCGCCGAGATCGAGCGGCTGCGACTTACACGCGACGAGCGAGCGGTGATCGCGAGCGCCTTGAATCGACTGTGCTGCGAGATGACGGACGACGAGCGGCGGTTACTGCTGCGAGTGTGCAGCACGCAACACAGCGGCCCCGGCGGGCAGGCACCGGAACGATAAACCGGCACGCCGAACCCGTCGGGGTCGCCTATCTAATGGAAACTCCATGACGTACACCATCAGCAAGAATGCGTACGAGGGCGACCTTGTCTCGCGGCTCCGCAACTGGCGAGGCCTGCATCTCGCACACAGCGGCGAGTTGTTCGAGGAAGCGGCCGACGAGATCGAGCGGCTCACGAACTGCGGCCTGTCGCTCACTCAAGAGGAAAGAATCGCTCTGACGTTCATTGCTCACAACTGGCAGCCAATCGAATCCGCGCCGAAGGACGGCACCGACATCCTTGTCGGCTGGTGGTCGGCAGGCGTGTGGTTTGTGCGAAACGCATGGTGGGACGACGGCTTCGACATCAACATCGGAGCCATCGACCCAGCGGGCGAAGGCTGGTGGTATCCAAACGCCAGCGTCGGCACATACAAGGTCTGCCAAGAAAACAATGCGGTGGACGGCCCGCAGTATTGGATGCCGATGCCAAAGCCGCCCGCAGAGCATGGCAGCAAGTAGCCACAGAACACCAAGGATCAGGAGCGGCGAACAATGAGCGATGACGACACGCATGACGCAGCCGAGCCGTCTCCTGCATCCGCTGGTTCGCTGTTCATGATTACGGTGCCACTTGGCGACGGACTGGTTGGCATCAAGTGCATTGAGGACGAAGACAAAACGCCCGGCATCCTCATGCGAGCGCTAACCCAGCCATGCGACATCGGTGCCATATCGCCAAAAGGCAACAGCGAGAACTTTGGCGTTTTCGTCCGATGCCCGAAACTGGAGTCGGCCAAAGTGCTGCTCAAGGCGGTGCAGGAATTGTGCGACACACTGAAGGCGAAAGAGTAAGCGAACGACAAGGATCAGGAGCGGCGAACTATGAGCGATGACAACACGCGGGGCGCGGCCGAGACGTCTCCTGCATCCGCTGGTTCTCGCACCGTGCAGACCGGAGGTGGCAACCTTGGCACACCGATTACAGTCCATGAGATGTGGATGCGGCTGTCGATTGAGCAGCAGCGGAACTTGCTGGCTCGCATGAACTCACTGCCGAAGTGGTGCCGACCGGGACGCCATGTCCTGCTTCGGGCCGCCGCGTTTCCGCTGGTGTTCGCACAGCAGTACGGGATTGATCGCGGCGCGTTTGGCGTCAGACATTCGATCTACTGGGCGTGGCGGTGGGCTACGCTGATTTGCTTTGGGCTATGAGCGAGAACGCCAGCGGTCAGCGGCTCGTCCGCTGCATCGCGTGGTTCTCAGATGAAGCGCATGAAACGTACAACACAGCGTCCGCGTCCCCCGTGCGAGGAAGCAGTCATGTTCGCGCTGCCGGTTGCCACATTAAGCAGCCCTCACGGGGGCGCGGCGTTTTGAACTAGTTGACTGAGAACACGGAAGAGCAACGGCGGCCGCCGGAGTACTCAACCATGAAGCATGACGACGCAGGGCCGTCCGTTGCATCGTCTGGTTATGCCAAGCCGCCCGCAAACCTTGTGACGCATGACGCAACGAAATGCGCTGGCGAATACTGCTGCATCCACAATCCATCGGACCATCACATGCGAGAGTGGCCGATGCGGTGGCGGGACGACAAGGGGCAGATGGAGCGAATCTGCCCGCACGGAGTCGGACACCCGGACCCGGACGATGCCGCATACCGGGAGCGGCTCGGGCAAGGTTACAAAAACATCCACGGATGCGACGGCTGCTGTAGCAAGAAGGCATAATGCGAAGAATAAGCGGAGGCTTCGTTCGCTGCTGGAGTAGAGGAGACAATGCCAAAGGGAGAACGATGGCAGGAGATTTGCAAGCAGACTGGCAAGTGCGACAGATGCCCTCCACATGACGGTGAAAATCGAAGGCGGCGGGCGAAGAAGTCAAAGCGACGACCGAAAAGAGATACCATTCGCAAGGGGTGAGCAACGCCAGCGATCAGCGGCCCGCGACCTATGACCATGAACAAACCAACCGACGCTATCGCGGGTCCGCTGCATCGCGGGGTTCTGTGAGCGTAGGACAAGGGAGTTGACAATGCAGACAGCAAGGCGATGGGCCTCCGCGAAGAACAAGCGACTGCCGCCACTTATGAAGTCGGTGCTTGTGAGGATCGAATCTGCGTGGGGGGCGTCAGGCGAGCGAGTGACGATTGGCTGGCGAGCAGAGCAAAAGCGTTGGATTGTGTTGACGGCGGTTGGGTCAGAGACGGCAAAGGTCACCCACTGGATGCCGCTCCCGGCCCCGCCAACGGACGGCAAGTAGACACAGAACGCCAGCGATCAGCGGCCCGCGACCGCTGACGAACAACACCAAACGGCGGCATCGCGGGTCCGCTGGATCGCGTGGTTATCACATGAGCAATGGAGAATGAGGTGCTAGACCCAACAAAGCGGTGCCTACACTGCACCTTCTACGACGACTTCGACTCGCTGTGCAAGGCACATCCGCCGGCTTACGCTGGCGACATTGTTGACCAATACGGCGACAAGGTGTGCCACTATTCGCAGCCGATCATTGAGCGAGCATGGGCTGAAACGTGTGGCGAATGGCAGGCCGCACAACCGGGCAAGACGGCGGAAGAGCGGCGGGCCGAGATTTTGTTTGCCGCCAAGTTGGACAAACAGGACAAGTGAGAACACGGAAGATCAACGGCGGCCACACGAGGACTCACCATGACACATGACGACGCAGGGCCGTCCGTTGCATCGGCTGGTTCTCCGACTCGCGCGTACCGAGTTGCATCTGCTAGCAGCGCGGAGGCGCTTGAGGTCGAAGTGTCTCTGTTGATGGCTCAGGGGTATATCCCAATAGGCGGCGTCTCTGTCGCCGTGCTGCACAGAGAGTGGGAAAACGAACGGAAGGGCTACACCGAGAGCGACACGGACTGGGAGTATTCGCAGGCTATGCTGCGGCAGTGACGGTCGGAGAACGCCAGCGATCAGCGGCACAGACGAGACACATGGCGATCGCGACGCTTCGGTATGACCTCAGCGATCCGGACGACCTGCGGCAGCACCGCTACGCGCTCGCCGGCCTCGATGCTTTGCTGGCTCTGGAGTCGCTCGAACAAGCGATGAGGGCCAAAGTGAAGTGGGGGGAGTTGCCCGCCGAGGCTGTTGCGGTCGTCGAGGAACTGCGGCAACTGGTACCCGCCGAACTCACGGAACTGCTGCATTGATTGACGTGCTGCGACCCGGGACGCGAGTCACTGTCGGCGACTCGGCCGATCCGATCCCTGCCACGGTCTTGGCCGTGTGCATGCGGGGCGCTTCGTGTTGCCTAACTTATCAAGTGGCGTACTGGTGCGGAGACACGAGAGTGAGAGTGTGGCTCTCGCCGCACGAAGTGAACACCAAGAGCAAGAAGTGTGCTAAAATCGGCTTTCTCTCGGAGGGGGCTGCTCCGTGAGAATGCAAGATGCCGCTCCCTACGGCTGTGGTCGGCGAGATCGCGAGACTGCTGGTCTCTGCTGAACTACTGAGCCGCGGATATTCGGTCTCCAAGCCCGAGGCGGACGTCGGATACGACGTCGTGTCGATATCGCCCGCTGGCTCTACGTGGCGATTGCAGATCAAGGCTCGCACCGGATACCCGCAGTTCAGCGTCCGGCGGCGCCACGGCGCGTCGTACGCCTCGGACGCCGATGCGTTTGTGTTCGTCTCGATGGCAGACGCGGGCACGCGGTACTGGGTCGTGCCCGTGGCTTCCGTAGGCGACTCGCGAAAAGTCTCGATGACACGAGGCAACCCATGGCTCGGTGCGTGGCATGTGCTCGACAAAAGCCCGTGCCCGCTGACGAATGCAGTGGCCTCTCTGCGGAGCCTGCCGCATGCCACTTGAGTCGGCAATCACACGATCGATCCAGAAGTACGCCGCGTCTCGCGGGTGGTGGACGCTCAAGGTTCATGGCGGCCCGTTTCAGACCGCCGGTATCCCCGACCTGCTCTGCGTCAAGCACGGTATCGCCGTGTTTCTGGAGGTCAAGCAGCCGGGCAAGTACGCGACGAAACTCCAGAACCACCGAATCGCAGAGATCAAGAACGTCGGCGGTGCGGTTGCGGAGGTCGTGAAGAGCGTAGACGAGGCTAGGGAGGTGCTCGATGGGGTCGATAACCAGCAGCAGCGGAGGCCCGCCTCCCCGTCGCAGGAGGTGGGTGTGGAGGCTCGTGACAGACGAGAGCGGCAGGACGGTCAAGAAACTGGTGCAGATCGATGATCGCGATCAGACGCAGCGAGAATCCGAAGGACGTCTACGCCACTCTGATGGAGGTAAACCCAGAGGCGAAGATCGCGGTTGGCTTTGAACGCGCGTATCTCGGATGCACGGTCGGCCTTCGGCCCGTCGCGGTCTACGAGTACGAGACTTGCATCGATATCATCCGAGAGAACGGCGAAGTCAACGAAGAAGACGCCACGCTGTACTTCTATTTTCACACGCTCTCCCAGTGTGACTGCCAAGACTCACCACAGTTCGTGCGGACGGAGTAGACATGAAGATCGAATGGAAGGCCGGCACGACCGGCACGACAGTGCAGGTCGTGAAGGTCAAAGTCAGCGACCCATCCACGACCGTTGTCAAGGTGACGACCGTTGACAAATAAATGTCTGGAAGCGATAACTTCCGCCGTCGGCATGCTCTCGGACAGCGACGCTGCCGAGATCGTCGAGCACCTTACTCGCGACGGCTCGGAATTCCAGCAAGAAGTGCAGAACCGCGGCGGGTCGAGCACGCCCATCGCAATCATCCGATCCGGCGAAATCCTTTCATGGGTGGCGACGCACAAGTGGCGGGGACTTCAGACGATCGAGGGCTTCACTCGAAAGGAAGCCCGTCGGCGTGGACTCGCTCGCTGCGGCGCCTCATTGCTCGTCTCATGCGGAGCACTGAATCACGCGGAGCCGGTGGCGGTCTTCAGTCCGCTGTGCATTGCGATCGCGCGATGCGTCGGCTTTCGCGACGTCCGACTATACGAGTACCGCGACGGGGATTGGCGGCAAAACTCGTGACCGGCCCCCTCCGGTGGCCCCCCTCGGCGGCGTGCGTGATCCCCGTCCCGCACGCCGTTGGGGGGCCATTTGGAGAGCACTTCACGGAGGAATGCAGGGATGATGTCGCTGAAGGAACTTCGGCTCGTGTGGGGTACGGCGACGGTCACGCAGATCGCGAAGACGCATCAGGTCAAGCCGTCGACTGTGCGGAGGCTCGCTGACTCGATCGGCCTCATCGAGGAAGGCCCCGACGACGACGACCCGCATCCCGATGAGATCGCTGCGAGGGCTCAGGCGGTCCGCGAGACGTGGTCTCCGGAGGAGGAGGCCCGGCGTCTGGTCGGAGGCAAGAGGAGCACGCAGTGGACTCCACCGCTGATTCGCTGACGGCGATCTTCGATCGGCTCGGCTCCGACAAGGGGACGTGCGGGCACGGGCATCTGTACTCTCGCGATTACGAGACGCTAATTGGCCGCAACATCAAGCGTCTGTGCGAAATCGGCATCGGCACGCACCTGAACTTCAACGGCTCGTGCGGCTCGATTCTCTCGTGGCTGGAATGGCTGCCCGAGACAGAGATCGTTGGGTTCGACCTGATCAACCCGACCGTCGAGATCAACAGCCCTCGCTTTCGGTTCGTGCAGGGCGATCAAGGCAGCCGAGAGAGTCTGTCGCGGCTCGCCGCCGCCATTAACCCTGTGAACGTGATCATCGACGACGGCTCGCACCTGTCAGAGCACCAGTGGTTGTCGCTCAACGTGCTCTGGGATGCCCTCTCGCCGGGCGGACTCTATGTCATCGAGGACGCGCACTTCCGCTGGGGGCAGTCGCCGCACCCCATCGACCTGCTTCCGGCCGACCCGCGGTTCCACTCGCTCATCGGCCAGCACAGCGGCGGAGTCGTCCTCCGTAAGAATCCATGACACGAGCAGTCGTCACCGGCGCCATCGGTGATCGCTGGCGGGCGATGGCCGACATCACATGGCCGCGAATCCAGCGATACGCATCGTCGATAGGCGTGATGTGCTACGGGTTCAGCGAGTCGTGGACGTCCCGGCCTCCTGCTTGGGAGAAACTGATCTGGATTGCCGAGGCGTTGGCGATCCATGACGAGGTGTTGTGGCTCGACACGGACGTGGTGGTGTGTGATCTCGCGATGGGCGTCAGCGTGTTTGACGAGGTTCCTGCTGAATGCGAGCAGGCCATGGTCATGCACCCGAACCCGGATCACCTCAACACGGGAGTGTGGGTTCTTCGGGGCGGCATGTTGCCAAGTCTCGTCGCCGCCGCGATGGAGGACGACTGCGTGCATCACCGCTGGTGGGAGCAGGCCGCCGTACATCGAGTCATGGAGCGAAGACGGATCGCAACGCACGTACTTCCAGAAAGGTGGAACTGCTGGAGCGGTTCTCCGCCGGAGATCGAGCCGTTCTTTCGGCATGCGTGCGGCATGCCAGACCAACTCGCCGCGGTTAGGGGGTGGGCGTCTTGATACTGATCTCGCAGTGGTACGAGCCAAGCGATCCGAAGAGGCTGCGGGAGTTGCGGCACGCGAGGCGGGTCAACGAGTCATGCGGCTTACTTGACGCGTGCGTGTACCTCGACGGCACCAAAAGCCGGCGAACTTTCGCCGACCTGTTCGACCTCGCCGCGACACGCTGCCGGGACGTGCCCTGCGTGGTGGCGAATACGGACATCACGTTCGACGAAGGCTGCGACATGCTCGCAAAGATCGCAGAACCCGGACGGCTCATCGCGTTGACTCGGTGGGAGAATGCGTGCAGCCCTCGCCTAATCGGGCACCATCACGAAGAACGACTGTTCTCTGGCTCTCAAGACTCGTGGGTGTTCGTCGGGGACAGAATTCCGCACATGGAAGACGCGATTCCTCTCGGCCACAACGGCTGCGACCAGCGGGTTATCGGCTGGGCGGCATCGAGCGGCATCGAGGTCATTGACCCGGCAATCGATATCAGAACAACGCACCATCACGACGGTTTCGAGAGGCCAGACCGCCCGTCTGCGTTTGGAAAGTACGGATACCCGCACCTCACCGGACTGGCCGTCACCGGGTTAGTGCTGACGCACGACTGGTGCGGGGACGTGCCGACCTACGTCGGCGGCGAGATCGTGGAGACGCTTCGATGCCAACGGTGACGTTCGACGACGTCCGAGAGCACGACCCGGACTCGCTTCTTCCTCCGGACGAGGAGTTTGCCGGCGAGTATGAGTCGAGGGTGCAGGCCGGCAAAGAAGCGGCGGCCTCGATGCGGGTCTGCCTGACGGCGATCTGCCGAAACGCGATGCCGTGGCTGCCTCTCACGATGGCCCGCGTGGCTGCGACAGCGAGCAAGTTTCGAGAGGCCAAGGTTTTCATCTTCGAGAACGACTCCAGCGATGGTACTGCCGAGTTCCTGAAGCAAGCAGCAATAGAGAACGAATGGCTCTCTGTTGTGTCGACGACGAACGGGCGACCCCACTTGAATTTCACGAAGGCCGCCGAGAGGACGATCGCGTTGGCGGAGTACCGCAACGCATGTCGCGACTGGGTTCGCGAGCACGCAAATGACTTCGACATCACGATCGTGTTCGACACGGACCCTTGGGGCGGCTGGTCGATTGACGGCGTGATGAACACGGTGGGCCACCTCGCGGACCCGGCGTACGCGAGTGCCGCCGGGATGGCCGCGTACTCGTGGTGCGAGTGGGGGCCGCCGCACTGGTTTCGACGCGAGGCGTGCCAGTACGACGCGTTCGCGTGCCGGTGGACGTGGTGGAGGGAGCATCTCGACATGCGGTGGTTCCACCTGTGGCACCCACCCGTGGGGTCGCCGCCGGTGCGTGTGAACTCCGCATTCGGCCAACTCGCGGTCTACAGGACGGAGAACTATCTCCGCGGCGAGTACAAGGGCGGGGACTGCGAGCATGTCTCGCATTGGCAAACGTGCGGCGGGGAATGTTACCTGAACCCATCCCAGCGGGTGGTTTCGTTCTGGCTTCCCCAAGATGACGAAGAAAAACCAGATTGAAGTTTGCACTGCCACATTCTCCTCGATGTGGCTCGCCGGGACTCCCACCCGGATCATTGCCGAGACGCTGAAGATCAGCGCGGACCGCTGCGACGTTACACGGAAAGCCCTCGGGCTGCCGCCGCGAGAGTCTTGGCACGGCTCCAAGACAGGACACCGCAAGGCCTATCTGCCTACGGAGGAGGAGATACGCGAGAAATGCCTCGCCTTTCAGGCGACGTGGAGCGACGAAGAGCGAGAGAGGCGGCGAGTGGGGCAATCGACTCCGCAGTTTGAAGTACCGATCATCTCGGAGTCGTCGTTCCGAGTGACGTCGTCCGGCGACGATTCTCCGTCAATCGAAGACCTCGCCGACACTTCGGGTGGATAAACCTAGACCGATAGCATGGATGTTGCACTCAGGAGGAGCGCATCCATGGACGACAAGACTTTCATTCCCAAGGTATCGATCTGGGAAAAGATTCGCCTGCTTCAGGAGTGGTCGCCCGCTGCGACCTACATCCAGTCGTTTCTGGCGACCGATGACCCGCACAGGCGATCGGTGATCGTCGCCGACGCATGCGAGTGGCTCGCCTCGAAGACAGACACAAGCCTCGACGACGAGTTCGTCCGGCACGTCTCGGCCGTGCTTCGCTCAGACGAGGGCGCGGCTCTTGTCCGATGGCTTGCAGAGAGGATCGAGAAGGCATGACTGAGAACACGCTCAGAGTTCTGGCCGGAGTCGTCGGCGCCGTGATCGTCGCTTGGCCGAACGTCGCGTCTGTCGTGACTTGGCTCGGAAGCCGCAAGTCGGCGAGCCAGCAGGACGACGCCGTCGCTGTCATCGGCATTGCGAGGCGGTTGCAGGCCGCCGGCAGCAAGAGCGGCGTCTCGCTCTGCCAGCAGTTGCTCGCGGTGCTTCTGGAGACCGCGAAATGAAGTTGGTTCGGCTCGTCGTCGCCGGGTTGCTTCTCGTCTACGCGAGCGGCGTCGTGCAGATTCCGCGGCCGAAGCCGCCGATCGTGGCCCCTCTATCGGAGATGCAAACCGTGGCAACGCCGGTTCTCAAGATCGCGAGGACGATGAGCATCGCCGACAGGCTCTGGCTCAGGACTATCTACCAGAGCGCCGCGAACGTCACACGGCGAGACGGCGGGCAGAGCGAGCCCTTGATGCAGAGCACCGAGTCTCTACGCGCGGTGCACGTCGCGATCTTGCAGTTCGTCTGGAAAAGCCTCGCAGAAAACGAGCCGGGCAAGTACGAAGGGCTCGCCGAGGCTGTGTCGGACGTCATCACTCACGCCGTCGGGAAAGAAAACCGGCCACTCACGCCAGACGTGAGAGAGCGAGCGGCTGAGGCGTTCGAGGCGATTGCGTGGGCTGGCCTCGGGGAGGGCTAGAGCATGTCTCGACTCCAAGGCTGGGTGCCACACCCCGCTGAGACGGAGCGATTCGTCTCGCGGCTGCGGTACCCGACGATCTCATCCGCGATGCCGTCTTCTTCGGACACGGCGAGAGACGTGCTCCTGTACGTGCCGCTCCTGAAGGTCTCGCCGAACTACAGCCGCGTCGCTCAGGGCATCGGCAGTTGCGTCGGCCATGGGTACGCCGGATGCGGAGACGCGTTGGCGTCGACGGAGATTGTGATCCACGGAGAGCCGGAAGACTGGCGTGGTCGGATTCTCGAAGCGTCCGTGTATGCATTTAGCCGCGTGGAGGCGAGAGGGCGCGCGAGAGCGGGTCTTTCCGATGGTTCTTTTGGCGCCGCGGCCTGCAAGGCCGTGATGAACTGGGGTGTCCTGCACTACGACGTCGACTACGGCGGCAAAAAGTTTGAGTCGTACTCGGCGCAGCGTGAGAAGTCATGGGGTGACACCGGCGTGCCCGACGAGTTCGAGCCGTACGCGAAGCAGCGTCTCATTCGAGAGACGAGTCTTGTGCGAGATTTTGCCGAGTACAGCAAGGCTTTGGGGTCGGGGTATCCAGTGTCGATATGCAGCAACGTCGGCTTTACTTTCACGAGGGACTCCGACGGATTCTGTCGGCCTCGCGGCCAATGGATGCACTGCATGGCCGCGATAGGCCTGAGACACGGCAAGAGGCCGGGAGGCCTGATCTGGAACTCGTGGGGTCCAAACTCGAACTCAGGAAGCCACTACCCCGACGACATGCCGACGCCGTTTCGAGGATCGACGTTCTGGGTCGATGCGGACGTTCTCGACCGCATGCTCGGGCAGGGTGATAGTTTCGCTCTGTCGAACTATGACGGCTTTCCGGCGAGGCGGCTTCCGGACGACTGGACTGGAGGCGTGCTGTGAAGTTCGTCGTCGCAGCGATTGTGCTCGCTCTGGCATGCGGATGCTCGCGTCCAAATGCTGTCGACCAAGAGCGGCTCGGAGAGTGCTTTGCCGAGGCGGCATACGCGGCCGTGCGGGCGAAGAATCAAAAGCCAAAGCCGACCGAGTGCTGCGGTGAGTGCGGCAAAAACGGCCTGCCGCCCGGCAAGGTTCGATCCGGAGACGGACTCGCGGTTGTCTCGTGCCCCTGCCCCGATACCTGCAAGTGCAAGCATGCAGACCATCGACGAACTCGCTGAGAGTATCTGGAAAGACCTTCCGTTTTTCCGCCGACAACTTCTCGGCCGGGAACGCGTCGGAGACATGGTGCTCATCGCCATTGAGCAGTGTCCACTCGATCTGTGTGCTCACGTCTCGCAGGGCTCCAAGGAGTGCGAGGTGCTGGAAGCCGCTTGGTCGCAGGACATCAAGCGGTCTTATTGCCTCCTGTACACGGGCGATGAAGCAAAGTTCGGGCCTCTGTTCTGGATTCTCGTGTCTCCCGTGCTTCACTACGTGATCCAGAGAATCCTCGAATGGTTCTTCGAGTCTCGCGCGAACCGGGCGACGCTGAAACGATGGAAGAAAGGCCTCACTCAATGAGCGGCACCGACGTGTCGGACGCGGTCAAGACGATTCTGGAGCGTTGGGGTCTTCCAACCTTGTTCGCGATGGTTTTGTTGTTCGTGATTCGTCACGACATGATTTTGCCGCTCGTTGAGCAACACAGCGCCTTTCTCAAGACGATCGCGGAGTCACAGAAAGAAATAGCCGAGGCCGTGCAAGAGCAGACGCGGCTTCTCTATGCGCTTCAGCCGCAGGTCAAAAAGGAGCAGTGATGGGCACGTATAGCCAACTGCCGGGACTCCTGAATCTATCTCTGCGTCGCGGCGACTCGTTTGGCACGACCGTCGACTTCGACGTGAGCGTCGCGTCGCACACGGTCGCCGCATACCTGACGTCGCCGATCTCCGGCGTGACGACCGGCTCGATGACCGCGAGCATCGCGAACGCGACGGCCGGCGTCGTGTCTCTGTCCATGACAGACACGCAGACATCGGCACTTCGAGTCGGCACGCACGGGTGGCGGCTGGAATGGACGGCCCCGGGCGGCATCAAGAGGACTGTGCTCTCTGGTCACGTCGAGGTAACTCGATGAGCAGCGTGAACGCTGTTGTCTCGGGCGGCTCAATATCAGCCTCCGTCTCGGGAGGACGAGTCGAGGCCGTTGTGTCCGGCTCTCAGTCTGGGTATGCCGTCTCTGGCGGGCAGGTGTCAGTCGCATTGCAGCAGCAGGCGGTGTCCGTGCAGGCCGCCGGCGAGTCCGTGCAGGCCTCTGTGATCGGCGGATTCGGGCCGGCTGGTCCCGCTGGGCCGGCTGGTCCCGCCGGCGGCGTCTCTTATCTGGCGGAACTCTTGGATGTCACAATTAATTCTGCAACGTCAGGAGATGTGCTGCGATTCGACGGAACTGCTTGGACTGACTACGCAGACGCGAACCTAACCGACGGCGGCGCCTTCTAGTAGAGAAAGTTGAACAATGCCAGCGACAATCAGGATCAAGCGGCGTGCAGCAGGCGGCTCGGCCGGATCGCCCGCGAGCCTTGCGAACGCGGAACTCGCCTACAACGAGTCTGACGCCGGCGGCGGCATCCTCTATTACGGCTTTGGGTCTTCCGGCGAGTTCGGAACGGCCACGTCGATCGTCGCAGTCGCCGGACCAGGCGCCTACCTCGGCCTGTCGAACTCACTGACGCAGACGGCGGCCGGCACGTACACGTTCTCCGGCGGCGTGACCTATTCGAGCACCGTGTCTCTGGGTGCCTCGGCGACTGCCACTACCCCCGCAACGTCGGACAACTCAACGACAGTCGCCACGACTGCATACGTCAAGGCTCAGAACTACATCACCGGCAATCAGAGCATCACGATCTCTGGCGACGTGACAGGGTCTGGCTCAACCTCGATCACGGCTACGATCGCCAACGACGCGGTGACGAACGCGAAACTCGCCAACATGGCGACGGCGACAATCAAGGGGCGGGCCTCGGCCGGCACTGGTGATCCCGAAGACTTGTCGGCTTCGTCGGTCAAGACTCTGCTCGCGATCACCAAGTCAGACATCAGCGACTTCGACACCGGGGTTCGGTCAAGCAGGCTCGACCAGATGGCCTCCCCGACTGCGTCGGTGTCGATGAACTCGCAGCGGCTTACGAACGTAGCGTCGCCAGTCGACCCGACCGACGGGGTGAATAAACAATACGTGGATGCCGCAAGGAGCGGCCTCGACGTGAAGCAGTCGGCTCGCGTCGCAACAACGGCGAACGTCGATCTGTCGAGCGCACTTGAGAACGGCGACGTCATCGACGGCGTGACGCTCGCGACAGGCGATCGCGTCTTGGTAAAGAACCAGACGACCGGGTCGCAGAACGGCATCTACGTCGTGCAGGCGTCCGGTGCGGCGGTGAGGGCGACCGACTTCGACTCGGCGGACGAAGTGTCGCCGGGTGCCTTTGTGTTTATCGAAGAAGGCACAACGAATGCCGACTCGGGGTGGGTTCTCACGACCGACGGCACGATCACGCTTGGGACAACGTCGCTCGCATTTGCGCAGTTCTCCGGTGCCGGGCAGGTCGTTGCCGGCGACGGGCTCACAAAGTCGGCGAACACGCTGAATGTCGTCGGGACCGCCGACCGCATCACGGCGAACTCGGACTCGATCGACATTGCCTCGACCTACGCCGGGCAGTCGTCAATCACGACGCTCGGGACGGTGAGCACCGGGACGTGGAACGCGACGGCCATCTCGGTCGCGAAGGGCGGCACGGCATTGACGTCCGCTCCGAAGGGCAGCGTTCTCGTGGCGAACGCAGTCGACACGTACACCGCGCTTGATGGCGGTGGGTCCGCCGACGGGATTTTGTTGTACACTGCGTCGTCTGACACGATCGCGTGGGCAACGAGCCTCGACGGCGGGGTTTTTTGACGTATGCCGCTACCGATAGTTCTCAAGAGATCAGGAGTCGCGGCGACGGCTCCTAATAGCCTCGTTCACGGCGAGTTAGCCCTGAACTACGCCGACGGGCTCGTGTATTGGAAGGACAGTTCCAACACGATCCGCAACTTCTCTCTCGTGGCCGGAGTGCCGGCCAGCCCGTCGTTCACCGGCAACTCGACGTTCACGGCGTCGTCCGGAGTGCCGGTGGTCATCACCAACACAGGCACGGACCTGTCGTTCCGGGTCAACGACGAGTCTGGCGACACGTCACCGTTCGTGGTCGACGCCGCAGGCAATGTTGGCATCGGCACCTCGACCGTCTCGGCCAACATGAAGTTGGACGTGCGTGGCGCGGCCCTCTTCTATCGCACGACCAGCGACGGTCTTGTGACAGTGCAGGGGCTCCAGACTTCGAGCGGCGGCACTGGCAAGGCTGCGATACAGATTGATGTCAACGGGCAGGGCGGGTTCGCGTGGCAGTGTGATGCCACAGGAACCAAGACTCTGCGACTCATCAACAACAACGGATACGGCGCAGGCGAATCGACGCTCCTCACGGTCACATCCGCAGGGGTGCTCGCCGTCGGAGGCAACACAGTCCTGCACGCCGGCAACTACAACTCATACTCTCCGACACTCACTGGCACGGGTGCCAGCGGTACTTGGTCAATCAACGTGACAGGGAGCGCTGGCAGCGCGACGACCTGCACGTACCAAGTCGGGTCCGGAACGGCCAACAACTTCAACACGAACTTCACCGAGACACCTACGCACAACAGAGCATTCCGCGAAATGTCTGCCGGTGGTCCGCAAGGTGCGTGGTGGTTCGTCGAGAACATGCGGCACAGCAACGGTTCCAACTACTGGGGCCGCCAGAATGCGTGGGGGTGGGAGGACAACGCGAACGAACTGTGGTCGCGCAATGTGCAGGGCGGCACATGGGGCTCATGGGTCCGCTTCATTCACAGCGGCAACTACAACTCCTACGCGCCGACACTGACCGGCGGTGGCGCCAGCGGTACGTGGGGCATCAGCGTCACCGGCACTGCGAACAGCGAGACGCTGAACACCGTGTGCTCGCGAGGCGTCAACGCCAGCGGGTACGGGCCGACATTCAACACGGTGTACACCGATAACTGGTTTCGGTCCAACGGGACATCAGGTTGGTTCAGCCAGACCTACGGCGGCGGAATCTGGATGACGGACTCCACCTACGTGCGGGTCTACAACAACAAGCAATTTTACGCCGATTCGGCTATCACATCCGCGACGGCAATGTATGCGCCGATCTACTACGACTCTCAGAACGCTGCGTACTACTGCGACCCAAACGGCACGAGTCGCTTTGCGGGCATGAATATCGACTCGCTGCAAGTGTTTGGCGAGTACCTCTACGTGGGCAAAAGCGACACGGCGACGTTCTCGACGATAGCGATGCGGGACAGTAACGAGGGTGAACGAATCCTCCACTGCAACAGCAACCGCATCGGCTTTCTCACGCAGGCGGGCGCGTGGGGGTCGTGGTGCAACGACGATGGGTCGTGGCAATCGGCCGTCGCCATGTACGCGCCGATCTACTACGACAGTGACAATTCCGGATATTGGGTGAATCCGGCCAACGGCGGCTATTACCTGCGAGGCGGCACTAGCGACCGCGTGACGTACTTCACCGCTGATTATGGCACGGCCGTCTACAACGCAGAGGGTACTGGCACCTACGTCAGGGTAGGCGCAGCGTGGGGGCGGCCCGGCGTCTACAACAACACCTCCTTTACGGTCGGCGCGGAGACGCAGATCGACTTCGTCATCGCAAATAACGTGCTAATGTCGATCGCTAGCAGCGGCGCGATAACGCACAACAGCACGCCGGGATTTCTTGTGCGGGCGTGGGCAAAGTTCGACGCTTCGACATCCCCAACGCTACTGGGTAGCGGGAATGTCAGCAGCATCACTTACCGCAGCGCGGCTGGTAAGTATCGCGTCAATTTCACTACCAGTATTCCAAATCATCTTGCGTGTCTTGGCAACGTCGGCAATGCGACCGATACGTTTACAAATACAACAATGCGAATGGGCGTGCGTAACGTCGTGTCGGGAAGGGCGACATATCAAGACATCAATATCGTGTCATCTGGCGGGCAGGGCGTGCCTTCGGCATCCGACGCAATGGCGGAATGCTCGTTTATCGCAGTTAGTTAGGCGAAGTATGGCGACCGTAATTGTTCATGCAGCGCCGCCTCCCGACAAAGGGGTGTGGGTAATTGTCCCAGCGGCCAACTGCCCGCTGTCGCTGGAGGACATAGCGAGAAAGGACGTTCCCGCTGGACTCCCATACGTCTACGTGGACGACTCGGAACTGCCAGACGGGCAGTACCGCGAGGCGTGGGATTGCGATTTCTCAGAGCCCGACGGCTACGGGATCGGTGCGGCAGCGTGGTTCGAGGAGCAGGAGGCGAAGCAACGTGAGCAAGATGCGGCTCGACCCGACGGTGAAGCAGGCGATTGATCGACAGCGGCAGAGAGCAGACGTCGAATCTTGGTTCGAGTCCAAGATCGGCGAGGGCTACGAAGTGCCCGGACTCGGATTTCGTCTAGGCCTTCGACAAGAGGACGTGACGCTCCTGACCGGCGCGTTCGTCTTGGCGAAGGAAGCAGCCGCGGCGGGCTTCGACGTGCCCGCGTTGATCGACTCTGACGGCAGGCCGCACTCGCTCACGCTGGAGCAACTGACTGCCGTAATGCTTGGATACGGACACTATCGCGCGTCGCTGTCCGGGGAGTACGCGTCGAGGCTTGGGAGTCTGGAGTGACCATGGAGTCGTTGGCATTTCTCGTCGCTGCGATCGTCGGCACAACGCTCCTCCTCGGTGCCGTCGCGTCTCTGCTCTCTTCTTTCGGATGGAAGACAGCCGGCGCAGTCGTCGGCGTGCTGGCGATGGTCGCTGCCGGCAGTCTCGGATACGCGTCCCCGCAGGCGTGGGCCATCTGGGCGCCGCCACTGCTTGCCGGCGCGTGGGCTTTCTGGCGGGGGCGAGACACTTAGGGTCATGCTGCTTCGTGCGGTATTGTGAACAGCAACGCACGGAGGCGAGGTCTTGGCTGTTTACTCTGTCTTGCCCGACACATTGGACGTTGTCTTCGTCCAAGGCGATGAACTGAGTCTGCTCTTGGACTTCGATCAAGACTTGTCTGGGTATCTCTTCGAGACTCGCATCATCGAGGTGCTCGGCGTCTCGGGGGGGAACGTGACTGCGTACAACAACGTCATGCAGTTCACTCAGTTGGTTGTCTCGCTGAGTGAGGGCCGCATCAATCTGTCGCTCGACGAGTCACAGACGCAGTCGCTGAGCCTCACGGGCAACTACAGGTGGTTCATGCGATGGACGGCACCGGGCCTGATCACCCGGACTGTCCTGAGTGGCACAGTGTCCGTCAGGAGTCCGTGACGTGCCCGTCGAGACAACTCAAGACGCTGCCATTCAGGTCTCGGTGTCCGCCGGAGTGGGCCCGGCCGTCATCGTCACCGGCTCGGCGACGTCCGTCGTTGGCGTCGCTGGGATCAACCCCATCGTCGCCGGCGTCGGGATCACGGTCTCGACTTCGTCTAGTTCGATCGTAATTTCGGGCGAAATAGCCCGACTCTTCTCAGTGCAGGGGAAGACAGGGACCGTCACGCTCTCTGTGGCAGACCTGACCGCTGCACCCGCAGTTCACACGCACTCGACCAGCGATATCTCTGGATACAGCGCGGCCGTGGCCTCGGTGCAGGGCAGGACTGGCTCTGTCGTCCTGACGCTGGCCGATCTCACTGCCGCGGCGGCGTCGCATACGCACTCCTACGCAGAGGTCGTCCATACCCACTCGACGACCGACGTGACCGGCTTGACGGCCGCGATCGTCGCGAACTCGCGGGTTTTCAGCGTGCAGGGCAGGACCGGGACAGTCACGCTCTCCATTGTCGACTTCACTGGCGCGGCTGCCGTCCACACCCACGCGACGAGCGATATCTCCGGGCTCACGACCATTGCGAACGTGGTCAGCGTGCAGGGGAGGACCGGCGCCGTCTCGCTCTCGGTCGCTGACCTGACGGCCGCGCCGGCGACGCATACGCACTCGACGAGCCAGATCAGCGGGCTCACGACGCTCGCGAACGTGGTCAGTGTGCAGGGCAAGACTGGCACCGTGACCCTGTCTCCAGCGGACCTGACGGCCGCTCCGGCAGTTCATACACATTCGACCAGCGACATCTCAGGGCTCGCCGGCAACTTCGCAGTCAACGAGATCACGGGGGCTGTCTCGATCGTCGCCGGCAGCAACGTCGGCGTGGCGAAGGACGGGACAACCCTGACGATCTCGGCGGCGTCGAACACAAACCAAGTGGCCGCATCGATGTGGCCTGTGCTGGTCTTCGGAGGCTGAGGCATGGCAAACCCAAACATCGTCAGCGCGACGACGATTCGTGGAAAGACAGACGTGCAGAGCGTTGGGACGACGTCCACGTCGATCACGTCGAACTCTGCCGCGAGCGGCAAGGTCTACAAGGTCAACACGCTCGTCGTGTCGTCTGTGGGCGCGAGCGACGCCGTTGTCACGGCGGACATCTATCGAGGCTCGACCGCCTATCACCTCGCCAAGGGTCTGACTGTGCCGCTGGGGTCTTCGATCGCGATCGTCGCCAAAGAAAATCCAGTGTACCTCGAAGAAGGCGACTCGATCAGGCTTTCGGCAGTCAGTGCAGGTTCGGCTCAGGGCATCTGCTCGTACGAGGACATCTCCTGATGCGTGGCAAGTTTGCCGGAAGAATAGGGCTCAAGACCGCAACGCTGACGGGAAGCGTGACTGGGGTCTTTGGCCTCGGTGAGGTTGCCGAGACGAAACTCAAGGGCAGGTCTTGGCCTGACACGCACACGCAGCCTGTTCAGCCGCCCGCCCCGTCCAGCGGCGGCGTCGGCATTTTCTTTCACTCGCCGGCCCATATCAGGCCGTCCGGGCCGGTTTTTGTCAGCGGAGGAACGCTCTCGTGAGTCTTGCACACTCGAATTGGCGATACGTCGGATCGCAGGCTTTTTCGGTGTCGTCGGTGGCCGGCGTGATGGACGCTCTCCATACGCTCGGGACGAAAAACCAATACGCCAACGCCACCACTCGAACTGTCGGCTCTGGGTCGGCCGGAACTTGGACGAAGGTGCAGGTGGCAGGCACCACGGAGTGTGTCTACGTCACGCCAGTCACGTCGCCTCTCTCGCATCGCATCATGTTCGGCGGCACGTCGTACACGCCGACGCCCTCTCCAACGATGCGGACTCCGGACTTCTACTCCGCGAACACGCTCATGGTCAACGTCGTGAAGAACGCAGGAGCGTTCACGTCATGGAACGCCGCGTCGCCTTTCACGTCCGGCGAAAACTTCGGCTTCTGGAAGTTATGGCCGACGACGGCAGGCGCGGGCAACGTCTACCTATGGGAGTCCAAAGACTCGGTCGCCGTGCTGATCAACACCTCGTCGGGCACCACATATGGGTGCATTGCCGGCGCGATCATCGACTCCGAGTCGAGCGACACGACAGTGGACTCAGAGACAGACGGTGCTCTCTATGGCATCGTAACGAGCGGGACGACTGCCATCAGCGGGTCGTTCTGGACTGGGCAAGGCCAGTTCAGTGCCGTGTTCCTTGGGAACTCAGGGAGCGACGCGCAGCCGCACGCTGGAGTATTCTCGCCGGCGTCGTCGACGGTCATCAATATCTCGCCGACGCAGCAGTTCATCACGTCGCCGTCGTCGACCGGGCTCAAGACTCGCTCCGGCCGGTTCGCGAGGACAGCGATCATCATGCGGTCAGCGTCGCCGGACAATTACATCGGCAGGCTCCGGGAAATCTACGCCTACTCTGACGCTCAGGCCCCGGCCGTGCAGTCTGACGGAGCCTCGACGATTGGATACGTGTTCGCGGGGTCCACAACATCGATGGTTGACTCGATCTTGCTGGAGCACTGATGTCAGTCATTCTTCCAAATGTATCGCCCATTAACGTCACCGTGTCTGGTGGCATCGGCCCGGCGATCATCGTCGATGGCTCAGCCACGAACATCGTCGGCGTCATCGGCGTCAATCCATTCATCGCCGGCGCGAACATCTCGATCGCCACGTCGAGTCTTGGGATCACGATCTCGTCGGCGAACCCGCCCGTCAGCCTTGTGCAGGGCAGGACAGGCAGCGTCGTGCTCAGTCTCGCCGACCTGACGGCCGCCCCGGCAGTCCATACGCACTCGACCAGCGACGTCAGTGGTCTTACGACCGCAATCGTCGTGAACTCGCCAGTGTCGAGCGTGCAGGGCAAGGTTGGCGCTGTGGTGCTTGGGGTAGTCGACCTGACGGCCGCCGCCAGCGTTCACACGCACTCGACGACTGACGTGAGTGGGCTCACGACAGCGATCGTCTCGAACTCGCCCGTGTCGAGCGTGCAGGGCAAGGTCGGCACTGTCGTCCTCAGCATCGCAGACATCACTGCCGCAGCCGTCGTCCACACACACTCCACGAGTGACGTGAGTGGGCTGACGACTGCAATCGTCGCGAACTCGCCAGTGTCGAGCGTGCAGGGGAAAGTCGGCGTTGTTGTGCTCGGCACCTCGGACCTGACGGCCGCGGCTGCCGTTCACACACACTCCACGAGCGACGTGAGCGGCCTGACTGCCGCGATTGCCGTAAACTCGCCTGTATCCAGCGTGCAAGGGAAGACTGGCATCGTCGTCCTCGGCGTCATTGACCTGACGGCCGCCCCCGCGGTTCACACTCATTCCACGAGCGACGTGAGCGGGCTGGCGACTGCAATCGCCGCGAACTCTCCCGTCGTCAGCGTGCAGGGGAGGACAGGTCATGTCGTCGTCAGCGTTGCAGACCTGTCGGCGGCGAGCGTCGCACACACCCATTCGACGAGCGACATCAGCGGCCTGATGACCGTCGCCAGCGTCAACGGGATCACAGGCACTCCCGTCGTGGTCGCCGGGCAGGGAATCACAGTCAGCACGAGTGGCTCGAACATCCAGATCGCAGCCGGCGACGGCTTGCCGCAGCAGGGCGGCAACGCGAATCGGCTTCTTTCGACAGACGGCACCACGGCGACGTGGGCGACGCGATACAGCGTCGTTGATCCAGTGCTCGTGCAAGGCGGCGGCATCACGCTGACTCGTGACACGACGTCCGGCAGCATCACGATCGAGGCGGCCGGCGGCACGTCTGGAGTGAGCGTCGGGAGCAGCACTCCTCTTCCGCTTGGAGTGGCAGCGGCTGGCACGTCAAGTTTTGCTTCTCGGGAAGACCACGTTCACAAAATCCCGACGATCTCCGACATCACGGCAGCGGCGGCTGTCCATACGCACTCGACCACTGACGTGAGCGGCCTGACGGCAGCGATTGCAGCGAACTCGCCTGTATCGAGCGTGCAAGGGAAGGTCGGGACTGTCGTCCTCAGCGTGACCGACCTGACAGCCGCTCCGGCAGTTCATACGCACTCGACGTCTGACGTGAGCGGCCTCGTGTACGTCTCGTCGCTTAACGGCCAGACAGGCTCGCTGAGCGTCGTCGCCGGCTCAAACATCACCGTCTCGACATCCGCCGGCTCGATCGCCATCTCTGGCGAGAACAATGTCGTATCGGTCAATGGCAAGACAGGCGTCGTCGTCCTGAACAATGTCGACGTCTCTGCCGCAAGTACGTCGCACACACACCTCGCCGCCAGCGTCACAGACCTCACGAACGTCGCAAACGTGGTCTCGGTCAACGGGCTCACGGGGGCCGTCACGATCTCGACTTCAGGAGGAGGCGGCGGGTCGACGGCTGCTTCTATTGGCACGAAGTCTCCAAGCAGCAACCCGAGCAACGATTACGACGCAGGGACGACAGACGTCGTGCGTGTCGACCCGACTACGGGCCTGACCATCACGGGCCTTGCCGGCGGCGTGTCTGGCGTCGTGAAACTGCTCGTCAACGTCAGCACGCACAACGTGCTCTTGAGTTCATCGAACACGAACAGCAACTCGACGAACAGGTTTTTGTTTACGGGCTCCGACAGAGTCTTGTCCGAGAACGACTCTGCGTCGACGTTCTACGACAGCACGAGCCAGCGATGGAGGCTCATCGCCGACGAGCCGGCTGCCCCGCCATATCACTGGGCGACAGTGACGGCGACAAGCACGCTCAATAACTACTCTCCGGGCACGGCCACTGTGCTGAGGGTCGTCGCCAGCGGCGGAAACAGATTCATCAGCGGCTTCTCGGGCGGCGGGCCAAACAAAGCCCTGCGAGTCATCAATATCTCGACAAACAGCCTGACTCTGTATCACGAAAGCAGCAGCAGCGATGCAGCCAACAGGCTCTTGCTCGACGCAGGGACGGACAGGGCTCTTCAGGAGAACGATCAGGCAGAACTCCTGTACGATCCGATCTCATCGAGATGGAGAGTGACGCCATGCTGCGGCGTCAGCAGTTGATTGGCAGCAGGCTTCGCAGGATATGCGAGCGACTCACGAAGTCTCGCCTGACTGGCAAGACGCTCGAAGCGCGAATCCGCGTCGCTGACTCTGGAAACTCGGACGAGAGGCTCTCGTCGTGGGTTGTCGAAGAGGCTTCCAAGCGAGGCTTCTCGATCGGCAACGATACGGCAGAACGCCTCATCTCAGTCGCGAGCCGCAGGCGAGGTGGCGGCTATTGGCAGGCAACGCGAGGAGACCTCGACGTTGTTATGTGCCACTACAACCCGGCCGGATGGAAGACGACGCCGGTGCTCCTGTACGAGACATGCAAGTCCGTGATCGAGGCGGGCCTGCGGCCAGTCGTCGTGCAGGTGACGCTCCCCGGGCAAAAGCCGGCCGAACTTCCGCCCGGCGCCGAGTGTGTCTTGTTCGAGAGCGACTCTGTGCTCTTTCTGAAAGAAAATATCTGGAACATGGCCGCGAGAATGGGCTCTCGCAGCAAAATCCTGTTCCTCGACGCTGACATCTTCTTCACTCGCCGCGACATCTTCGATGCAGTCAGCGAATCGCTCGAATCTCACGACGTCATCCAGCCATTCACGAACGCCGCGTGGCTCTCACAAGACGGAAGAATCGAACTCGCGAGGGAGCCTTCTGTGTTCGCCATCGAGAAAGGCGAGCAGCCGCTTCTCGGCAGATATCACCCGGGCTTCGCGTGGGGCATGACTCGCGACTTTTTCAATCGCTGCGGTGGCTTTTACGAGCGGCATCCGCTTGGCGGCGGCGATGCGGCGTTTGTCTTCGCCATGACGCCGTGCGTGCCGAGACTTCCCAAGAGCGATAGCCACGCGTTTGCCGAGACTGATTCGTACAAGTCTTACAGAACACACATGCTGTCACTCAAAGCAAGAGTCGGTCATGTGTCAGGAACTGTGTATCACAGGTGGCACGGGACAAGAGAAAATAGAAAATACGAGGAGCGATACAAGTTCATGCCGCCAATGCAAGGCGGCGAGTACCCGTTGATGCATAGAGAAGACGGACTTCTCGTGTGGAGCACGCGAGAGAGCAGCGATCTCGCTATGAAGTACTTTCTCGCAAGGAACGAGGACGGCTAATGCCAGAGTACACAGCCGACTGGTTCTCCTACTCAATCCCCGTCTGGGAGAAGGTCGTCCTGCCGCGGCTGCCGTCGGGCACTCGCAAGTTCCTCGAACTGGGCTCTCACGAGGGGCGGTCTGCCGTATGGTTCCTCGAACATGCCATGCGGCCCGGCGACGAACTGACGTGCGTCGATATCTGGAAGAGCGAGCCCGTTGAAAGGCGTTTCGCCGGCAACGTCAATGGGCGTGCTCGCGCGGTCAAGGGCGATATCACCGAGGCGTTGCTCGGGCTCGTGTCGCAGCGAGAGAAGTTCGACTGCGTCTACATCGACGGAAATCACGACGGTCGTGTCGTGCTCGAAAACGCAGTGCTCGCGTGGATGGTGTTGTCGGTCGGTGGAGTCTTGGTGTTTGACGATTACCGATACAAAATCCCAGTCGAGTACTCGATCGGCGCGATCGACACGCATTTTGGCATCGACGCGTTTCTGTCCTGCTACTGCCTGAGAATGCAGGTTCTTCACCGCACGGCGCAAGTCGCCGTGCTCAAGACGAGGTAGAGCCAATGATCCACATGCTTCTCCTGAGAGGTTCGAGGGAAGAGTCTCCAGCCGGCACGCCACAGAACAGAGTGACAACAACTGCCTCCGGGTGGTCCGGGAGCGGCGTGGTCGGCGACGAGATGACTGGCTCGGCGACGTCCGACATTACATTCACGGCTATGGAGTCCGGAACTTTCAATGTGTACGGGCAACTCGAAGGGGTGTTCTCTTCTAGCGTGAAGCGCAACGGCATCATGGTGTACACCACACTGGATGAACGCCTAGAAACAGCCATCTCGGTCGGTTACGGCGACTCGATCCGAATTGAGTCGTACGGCGAGTTCGGAGCAGGCGAACTCCTCGTCTGGATTGTCTGATGCCCAAGCGACTGGAGTTCCATCGCGCGAAGAAGCCCCGGTATCGCGAGGCGAGGCCCTCGTCGTACGTCCGAGGGTATGGCGGCCCCGAATGGTCGTCGCTCCGACGTCAGGTGCTCGTCAGGGACGCTTGGCAATGTAGGCACTGTGGGAAGATTTGCGAAGATAGTGGAGATGCGCAAGTTGACCACGTCTTGGCAAAACGGGCAGGTGGGGCAGACTCGCTGGACAACCTACAGACCCTCTGTAGGAGGTGCCATGGGAAGAAGACAAAACGCGATCTGAGGGCTCCAGCGTGCCCTGAGAGGCCTGATCAGGTCGATGGGAGTGTCGAGGTAGCCTGAAAAAATCGGGGTGTTAGAACTCAAATAATGAAGGGACCAAAGGGACAAAGTATTTTGAGCGATCTGGTATCTCCTAAGTCGTTGTCAGCATTGGGTTTAAGTGCTGTGGGACCAAAAAACCACGCATGCGCACGCACACGCGTAGGCGTGCGCACGAGTGGTCCCCGGTCCCAGAGGCATTTTCGTGACGTAAGTCGTTATCTGACAAGGACTTATGGGGGACCAAAATCGAAATCCAAATTTGGTCCCGCTGGTCCCTGTCATCGCTCTGACAGAAATCTGTCACGCACCATCGCTTTCCCGGGAAACACAAACTTCCGAAGCAACGCACGCGCGCGGGCAGGCATGCACTCGCGCCTGCGCGTGTAGAGGGCAAGGGCCGAGAGGGCCAGCGAGAGACGCGACACCAGAGGGCAACGCGCGTAAGAAAAACGCGCGATGTTTCCTGCAAGGTCGCGAGCGCAGAACCTCGAAGCCCCAGTCATATCGAAAACAAATCGCAAAACGTCGACTTCTCGATGTGCGTTGGGAACTTTACGTCGCCACTTCGACGCCTGAGAATGCATATGGCGACCCACCCCCGGGGAGTGTCGGTTTTTTCGGGGGTTTCAAACGCAAGCCCCACGCTGCGCGACAGCGTGAACGCCCGCAGAATTTTGGGGTAGGGGTTTCGAGGCCAAAAACAGGCAAAATGGGACGGCACCCGACTCCGACGTCGCTCAAGGTTCTTCGCGGCAACCCGGGCCAGCGCCCGCTGAACGCCGACGAGCCTCAGCCGCCGCCCGCTGACCCCAACCCGCCGGCTGGCCTTGCCGGAATCGCGCTCGACAAGTGGGACGAGATGGTCGACCTGCTCTCGAAGATGGGCGTGTTCACTCAGGCTGATCGGCAGCCGCTTCAGCGCTACTGCCTGATGTACGAACAGTGGCTCTCGCTCGAAGCGCACTGCAAGGAACATGGTTGGACGCAGGTGACGCAGACTGGCTACAGCCAGATCACCGCGGAGGCCACGCTGATCAAGTCTCTTCGGGCCGACATGCTCGCGATCGAGCGACAGTTCGGCATGACCCCCGCCGCACGCTCCTCGATCAAGGCTCCCGGTGCCTCTGCCCCCGAAAATCCTCTTGCCGCGTATATCTCGCGACGAGGCGGTTGAACAAGGCGAGCCGTACTACTTCGACGAGACCAAAGCCGCGCACGCGGTCGGGTTCTTCGAGAAGTTTCTGATCCACTCGAAGGGTCGCTTCGCCGGCAAGCCGTTCACGCTGCTGCCGTGGCAGAAGCATGACGTCATCGAGGAACTCTTCGGGTGGATGCGAACTGACTCAGACACGCGAAAGTATCGTGTCGGGTACATCGAGGTGCCGAAGAAAAACGGCAAGTCGACCCTCCTCTCCGGTATCGGCCTCTACATGCTCGTCGCAGACGGCGAGCCATCGGCTGAATGCTTCGGCGCCGCCAATTCGCGAGATCAGGCGAGCATCGTCTACAAGCAGATGAAGGAGTTGGTACAGGCGAGTCCATACCTGTCGTCGATGCTGGAGATCGTCGACTCTCGCAAGACGATCGCGTGCGTCCCGACGAACTCTTTCTGGCGGGTGATCTCGTCGGACGCCGGCCGGCAGGAAGGCCTGAACATCCACTCGCTCTGTTATGACGAGATACATCAGAGCCGCGACAGGGCGCTATGGGACGCCGTCCGTTACGGTTCGATTTCTCGAAGTCAAGGCCTCGTGCTCGCCATTACAACAGCCGGAGTCGACCGAGACTCGATCGGCTACGAACTGCATGATCAGGCGATCAAGGTCATGGAAGACCCGTCGTACGACTCGCAGTTTTTCGCATACGTCCGCGCGGCCTCCACGGACGACGACTACAGGAGCCCGAGCGTCTGGCGTGCCGCGAATCCGTCGTTCGGCGTCACGATGGACGAGGAGACGTTCAAGGCCGACGTGCTTGAGGCTGAGCGGTCGGGCGGCTCGAAACTCGCCGGCTTCTTGCGGTACCGACTCAACGTCTGGGTGCACGGCGAGAACAAGTTCGTGAACTTGACCCAGTGGGAGAAGTGCAAGGGCAAGTCTGGGCACCTCGACAAGTCTCGCGTCTGGTACTGCGGGCTCGACCTCGCCCAGACATGGGACGTCAACGCGTTGGTGGCGGTCTCGAAGGCCCACGACGACGTCTACGACTGCCTGTTCAGGTTCTGGATACCCGCTGACAACGCACACCAGCGAAAAGAAGAGGTGCCGTACACGATCTGGGCGAAAGACGCGTCGACAGGCTTGGTGATGACACCGGGAGATACGTGCGACTACGAGTTCATCAAGCGAGACATCCTCGCGTTCGCGAAGGAGCGTCAGGTCGCGAAGATTCTCTGCGACCCACACAACGCCCATTACCTGACGCAGCAACTTCAGGCGGAAGGCCTGACCGTGCTAGGCTTTTCACAGTCGTTCGCCTCGATGAACTCATCGACGCGTCTGCTCGAAACATTGATCAGTCAGGGCCGGCTGAGAACGCAAGACAACCCGATCATCAACTGGATGGCCGGCAACGCGGTGACGAAGACGTCGGCCGAGGGGTACATCAAGGTCGTGAAGCCATCCAGCACAAGCCCTGCCCGAGTTGACGGCATCGTCGCGCTCGTCATGGCACTTGCCGGGGCCAGCGACGCCGAGGCCGCCGCTAAGACTCCCGAGCCGGAGATTCTCGTGCTATGAGCGAAGAGCGGGTCTTGTCCGACATTGTCTGGACACCGGAACGCGGGCACGCGGAGCCCGAGATTCGCTCCATGTACTGGAACAATCTTCTCTTCGGAGAAGACGGCTTCACTGGCAAGACGCAGACGTCCGCCGACATCCGGATCACGCCGGACACGGCCCTCCAGAGCACTGTCGTGCTCGCCGCGTGTCGCATTCTGGCCGAGACCATCGCGGCCATGCCTTTGCACGTCTATCGCCGCACCAAGGACGGGTACAAGGAACTCGCCTCGGACATTCCTCTCTACAAGGTCTTGTCGTTCGCGCCGAACGAATGGCAGACCAAGTTCGAGTTCTTCGAGCAGATGGTTATGAACCTTACCCTCTGGGGTAATTCTTATAGCCGCATTCGGTCGGGAAGGTATGGGGCCGTGTCGGCGCTAGACAACCTTCACCCGTCGAACATGGACGTGGAGCGTCTTGAGAACGGCCGGCTGCGGTACTCGTATATGAATCCCGAGAACGGCCACGCCGAGAAATACACTCAGGACGACATCATGCACGTCCGGTGGACTCCGGAGCCGGACGGCATCAAGGGCATGGTCCCGGTGGAGATCGCTCGCGAGGCGATCGCGCTTGCGAGGGCCTGCGAGATTCACGCCGGCAGGTTCTGGGCGAACTCCGCTCGCCCGGGGATCGTGCTCCAGACGGACAGTTCGCTTTCTCCCGAAGCGGCCGAGCGTCTTCGCGACAACTGGGAGAGGATTCACAGGGGCGTCGATCGAGCGAGCCGAACAGCGATCCTCACCAACGGGCTCCGTGTCGAGCAGGTCGGCTTCAATGCAGAGCAGAGCCAGTACGAATCCACGCGACGCTTCCAGTCCGAGGAGATCGCGAGGGTCTATAGGTTGCCTCTTTCGCTGATTCAGGGCCAGTCGTCCGGCAGCATCGAGGAGAACGGACAAGAGTTCGTGACGTACACGCTCGTGCCGTGGCTGCGTCGAATCGAGAGCGCGATCTCCCGCAGCCTGATCTACAACGACGACGTGTTCTTCGCTGAGTTCGACACACGCGGCCTGATGCGAGGCAACTCAAACGCTCGCGCCGCGTTTTATTCCACGATGCTCAACCTCGGCCTGATGACGCACAACGAGTGCCGCAGGGCCGAGAATCTGCCTCCCATGGGCGAGATCGGCGATCACCATCTGGTCGCGATGAACCTTCAGCCGATCGAGGAGGCACTCAAGCCCAAGGAGCAACCCGGCGGCATGCCCGGCATGCCCGGACCTCCGCCCGAGGCCGCCGGAGGTGTCCCGAGTCTTCCGGAGGTCAAGACTGGCAAGACTCCGATGGAGGCCGAGCAGGGCAAGCCGTCCGAGAAGAAGGCCGAGCCACTCGTCGAGTACGCGAAGGGCAAGTTCGGTCGCGTCAAGCATGTGATGGAGAAAGGCACGCTCGATCTCAAGTCGGGCGAGAAGATCGAGGTCGAGCCCGGCAAACCGCTCGCTCTCGTCGTCGACGAGGAGACGGGCGACGAGGTTGGCGTCGAGGCGTCGACACTCAAGCCGGCGGAGGAGAAGCCAGCGGTCGAGGAGAGCCGAGGGCTCACGCCGCAGAGCGAGGCGCTCTACAAGGCTCAGGAGGAGATCGCGAGGAAGCAGGGCCGGTGGACGCAGGTCGACGCTCACTACTCGCCTCGTTCGCCGTTCGCGAATCGCGGAATGGTATGCCGCAATTGCGTGTACTACGAAGAAGGCGGCGCGTGCGAGATCGTCAAGGGCGGGATCAATCCGGACGGCATCTGCAAACTGTGGGTGATTCCCTCGGAGAAACTCATCGAGGCGAGGTCTCCGGAAGAGGCAGAGCAGCGTGTCTTCGGAGACAACTGCGGGCGAGACGACGGCGGCCGATTCGGTCCGAAGAATCAGTGTCAGGCTGATGGCACAGGCGGCGGCGGCGGTGCTGTCGCCTCCGATAGGCCACCCTCTGCGACGAAGACACCATCGCGACGCGTCAGCGACGACGACGTCGAGAAACTGCTCGACAAGATTTCGCAGAACCCAGATGGCTTCACGCTCGACCCGAGTTCTGCCGAGTCGCCGTCGGACGGAATCATGGTCAGCGAGTTTCAAAACGACAGCCGCCGGTCGCTACAGATCAGGGCCAGCGAGATCAGAACGAGAGAAGGACGCGACGCATTCGCGTCGTGGCTCGAAGAGAACGAAGACGTGCTCGACAACCCCGATCGGTACGTTGGCGGCTGGAGAGCCGGAGACGACTTCTACATCGACATATCTACGAGGTTTGCGCCAGACAGGGCCGAGGACGCCCTCGAAGCCGGACGCAAGGCCGGGCAACTCGCCGTGTTCAACCTCGGAACTTTCAAGGAGACTTGGGTCCAGTACGAGAGCGGCGACTCGCGGAAGC